CCTGAAAAATGCCCCGCGGGGATATTTGGCACAACAATTCGACTTTCTACCCTCTCGATGGGGTTCTAGCGCAGAGCATGTAGTAGGGCTACGGCGCACGACCTGAACGATTCTCTATGATTCGAGCTCTAGAGCCCCTTCAAGGGGTAGAACACTCCTTATCCACGAGCAACGAAAGGACCACTATTGGCGGAAACACCGAAAGCTCCGGAAACAACTCCTGTTGGTGACTGGCTGGTTCCAAACCAGGACAAGTTCGAACAGGTGATCGATGCTCGGCTGGCTGCGCATTCGAAGTTCGAGAAGAGTTCAACCCGAACCTCCTCTCGGAACGCTTCTTCCTCGGACGACAAGAAGACGTAGTCAGTATTCAGTCCATAGCAGGGATCCGATGGAACTACCCGGATCTTCAATGTCGCTTACGTCGCGCCTGCTATGGACTGATCCTTTAAATCACAAGGTAGCGGTTCAGGTCTTACTAGACACAACACAATCGCTTCGGTCTCAGAGCGCACATGACTAGCTCAGATCTGAAACGCTTCCCTGTGGTTTAAAACCCACGACAGGGCTTCATCCTTTGCCTTAGGATGACTTCAACGAGTGCAGGGCTGGGGCCGTATAAATCCGGACGAACTGCAACGCCTGTCAAAAACTCCCCCCCGAAGTGCCAAGGAACTCCTGCCCAAGTACTTCGGGGGGCTCCACTTTGTCCACGGATCTCCGTGAGAACGTATCAGATACCCCCAACATGTGGGGCTTATCTACCACACTCCTTTCAAGAGCGCTCTTCTGGGCGTTAGGGTGTCTGATACGTTCTCAAGGAGATCCGTGGACAACATGGCTTAACAGTTTTGTCCTGTGCCCACATTTGTGTCCAAGTTAGAACTGGCCACACTACCCGAAAGGCGCCATGAGCGAAGTAGATGTGTTCCTTGAGCATTACGGCGTCAAGGGTATGAAGTGGGGTGAGCGAAGAGCTACCCGTAAAGCAGCTAAAGTCAACGTCTCGAATTTTACCAACAAACTAGATGACGTCTACGACAAATCTAGCGGTAGATTAAGCATCAATGACTATAACAAACTTGAGTCTAAAGACGTTAAAGTAACAGCCGGTTCAGAGCTTAGACGAGTTTCGACAAGTCAAGAGAAGAAGCTTCGAGACAACATGTATGTCTCCTATACCAAGGATGATATTGAACGTTATCGAGGCTTGATTCCTATGGGTGGTGCTGGAGGTGTTGGTGGACGTAATTACAAGAAACATTACGAGCTAACCCTTAAAGCGACTCAAGATTTGGTATCGCCATCGCCAAAAGCTAGAGTTGATGCTTTTGTCTCTATTGTTGATACACCAGCGATCACGCTTAAGAATGGTAAAGTCATAACTGGTCGTGAATACATGGCTAAGAATGGTTACGCCAAAGAGGTTAAAGACTTGACTACTCAACAAGTGGGGCTGGCTATGTACGATTCATTCGTATACGCCCAAACGTCTAAAACACCATTGAATTCAGCGTATTATAACACGTTGAAATCTAAAGGTTATAACTCTCTGATCGATGACAATGATGCTGGTAGATTGTCCGATAAACCGCTTATTATACTTAACCCTTCGGGTACAGTTAAGACAATGTCAGTTCGAAAACTGTCCAATGATGAGATCATAACTGCTCAAAAGCAAATGAAACTTCCAACAGAGACCCGAGAAGTTACGGGTAAAAAGGATGATCGATTTGATCCTCGTCAATACCTATCTACGTTATAACCTTTAAGGAGGTGCACCTATGGCGGCCCCTAAAAAGGCTAGACAGGTCTATGACTCAGAGATTGAGCCAGAAGGCCAACTAGCACGTCCCCGCCTCTCTCCTGCTACATCACCTGAAGCACGAGAGAACCAACTGATCGCTCTGGCTTACGACTTAGCAGAGAAACAGTTCATTGAGGGAACGGCGTCGTCACAGGTTATCACGCACTTTCTTAAGATGGGCTCTAGCCGCGAAAGACTTGAGCAACTCAAGATCAGTGGCGAGGTCAGGCTCAACGACACCAAGATTGAGAACATGGAATCTGGTGCTCGAACTGAAGAACTTTACTCGAAGGCTATGAAGGCCATGAGCGTCTACTCAGGACAGGAGCAATCCGACGATGATTAGAACATATTCACAGCTCAAGTCTTACACCACCTTTCAAGATCGTTTCGAATACCTCAAGCTCACGGGAATCGTCGGTGCTCCGACATTCGATGAGCAGAGATACTTGAACCAACAGTTCTATCGATCCCGAGAATGGCAGCAAATTCGCCACATCGTCATCGCAAGAGACGAAGGCTCAGATCTTGGTATTCCTGGCTATGAGATCTTCGATCGCCCAATAGTCCACCACATGAATCCCATGATAGCCGACGACATCGTACACAGTAACGACGACATCCTCAATCCTGAGTACCTTATCCTCGTTTCTCATGAGACTCACAATGCTATTCACTATGGCGATGCCCAACGACTTCCTAGAACGTTGATTGAGCGCCGTCCCGGTGATACAAAGCTCTGGTAACCAACAACAAAGGAGATCGAATGGTACTTCCCATTACCGGAATCAACGAACAATTCAATGCAGTTTTCTTCACCGTCGGCCCGACTGAGAAGGACGGCATCGCGATTCACTGGTGGGGTCTTCCTCAGGGCCAGGGCATCGACAGCGTCCGCTCTACCTTCGGCGGTGGGGGTCGTCAGGCCTCTGCACACTTCGGTGCCACTGATGGTGAGGTCGACTGCTACGTCAATCCCGACGACGTCGCTTGGGCCAACGGCAACTGGGCAGCAAACCTGTCCAAGATCTCGATCGAATGCAATCCGCGTCAGAGTGATGGCGACTACTACGCCGCAGCCTGGACGATCGCTCACGTTCGCTCGATCTACGGCGACCTGCCGCTGTCCCGTCACTGGGACTACTACCCGACGCAGTGTTGTGGTACCTACGACCTGGCTCGGCTGGATCAGCTTGCTTACGACATCGCTGCAACGGGCATTTGGAACAGCGTCAAGCTTCCCACTCCCGGCGTTCCTGTCGTTCCGGCTCCTCCGGCGCCCGCAACTCAGGCGAAGTCCATCGAACAGCTCGCACAGGAAGTCATCGCAGGCGCTTACGGCACCGGCGACACTCGACGTGTTGCTCTTGGTGGTCAGTTCGATGCTGTTCAGGTCCGAGTCAATGAGATCCTGACTGGCGCTTCCAACCAGAAGCCTCAGCCCAGCATCTCCGAGCTTGCTGACCGCGTTCTGCGCGGAGAATTCGGCAACGGAGATCAGCGGATCACGGCGCTTGGTAACCAGTACCAGGAAGTTCAAAATGAGATCAACCGACGTGCCGGTATCTCAGCTCCTGTCTCGGTTCCGTCGGCTCCGAACATTGACGACCTCGTTCGCCGTACTCTGGCTGGTGAGTTTGGCAATGGTGACGACCGCATTCGTGCTCTCGGCACCAACTACCAGGCTGTCCAGGATCGGATCAACGGCGGTGGCGGTGTGAACATCAACGATCTGGTTGAGCGGACCCTCCGGGGCGAGTTCGGCAACGGCGATGACCGCGTTCGCAACCTCGGGGCCAACTTCCAGGCAGTCCAAGACGAGATCAATCGTCAGTACTGATGGAACTTACAGCCGGGAAGGTGACGGAACTCTTTCTTAGAGCCGTCGCCTTCTCGATGCTGTGCGGAATCGTAGCCTACATGCTCTACGTCATCGCGACGTACTTCATGGCGGTTCTGATGATCGCTCAATTCGTCTTCGGGACTATGTCTGGGAGTCCATGGGTTGAGTAACACCGACAGCATCCTCGATACTACCAAGAAGTTGTTGGGATTTGAGAGCGACTACACTGCTTTCGACCTCGACATCATTACGCACATCAATGCGGTCTTCTTTACACTTTCCCAACTTGGAGTGGGTCCATCAACTGGCTTCCTTATCACTGATAAAGAAACTAACTGGGCCGACTTCATCGGGGAAGACAACATCAACGCGGTCAAGTCCTACATGTTCATGCGAGTTCGTCTGATGTTTGATCCGCCAACAACGTCTTTTCATCTTGAATCCCTAAAGAAGATGGCTGAAGAGATCGAGTGGCGGTTACTTGTTCAGACCGATCCTCCGGTCGTACCTATCGCACCCGAAGAGGAGGTGATAATCCCATGACCAATGACAATGCTCACGATTTCCTGGAACACTACGGTATTAAGGGAATGAGATGGGGTAAGCGTAAGGCTGGCTCCGATGACAAGGCTACTGTAACTGTCAATAACAAAGAGATCACTGCTGGACCTGTAAAGGCCAGTACTGATGCTGTAACTGTTGGCGGATACAAATCCCGAGTAGCCGCTGGAGGCATTGATGCTCTCTCAACTAAGGAACTTCAGGCTTTGGTTAACCGTCAGAACCTGGAACAGCAGTATGCCAAGCTGAATCCAGCACCGATGACCGCCGGACAGAAATTCATGAGTGAAACTCTGCCCACAGTCATCGATGTCGCTAAGGTCGGCTATGGAGCCTACCGAACATTCTACCCAGCAAAGGAACCGCCTCCTATGAGCACGGATCTCCGGGTAGTTTCCGGTAAGCAGAAGGCTGGCGACATGATGCTGCACTTGGGCAAGTCAGTTGTCAAAGAGCATGGCATGACCCTAGGTAAGATGGCTTTCCAAGCCATGATGTCTAAGTAAGAAAGGAGGATCGGCGATGGGCCTATCTAACACCGCAACCCCGTATTACTATGGGAAGTTTCGTGACGCGGTAATTCGAGGCGAAATTCCCGTTAACAAAGAGATCTCGCTTGAGATGAACCGCATTGATGATCTCATCGCCGATCCTCGTTACTACTATGATGATCTCGCTATCAACGGTTGGATTCAGTATTGTGAAAACGAGCTGACTCTGACTGATGGTACCGATCTAATTTTGCTGGACTCCTTTAAGCTTTGGGGGGAACAGATCTTTGGTTGGTATGAGTTCGTAAACCGTACGGTTCCTGAGGTTACACCTACTGGAACTCGCTATGTGAAGAAGCGAATCAAGAAACGACTAATCACAAAGCAATACTTGATCGTTGCCCGAGGAGCAGCGAAGTCGATGTACGCTGAATGCATTCAGAGCTACTTCCTGAACATCAACACAAAGACTTCGCACCAGATCACTACAGCGCCCACCATGAAGCAGGCCGAAGAGGTCATGTCTCCATTCAGGACCGCTATCACGCGTGCACGTGGACCGCTCTTTCAGTTCCTAACTGAGGGCTCTCTACAGAACACATCTGGCTCTAAGCACAACAGGGTGAAGCTCGCCTCTACTAAGAAGGGGATCGAGAACTTCCTCACCGGTTCTATCCTTGAGATTCGCCCAATGTCGATCAACAAGCTTCAGGGACTGCGGCCCTTTGTCTCTACTGTTGACGAGTGGCTCTCCGGAGACATTCGAGAAGACGTAGTTGGTGCAATTGAGCAGGGTGCGTCCAAACTGGAAGACTACCTCATCGTTGCGATCAGCTCTGAGGGAACGGTTCGTAATGGGTCGGGCGACACAATCAAAATGGAGCTCCAGGACATCCTCAAGGGTGACTACATCAACCCCCATGTCTCGATCTTCCATTACAGGCTCGATTCATTGGAGGAAGTCAATGACCCATCCATGTGGGAGAAGGCTCAGCCAAACATTGGTAAGACCGTCACCTATGACACTTACCAGCAAGATGTCGAGCGAGCTGAGAAAGCACCAGCAGCGCGGAACGATATCTTGGCTAAGCGCTTCGGAATTCCCATGGAAGGCTATACGTACTTCTTCACCTATGAAGAGACGATCCCTAAGCGTTTTCGCTCTTTCAAGGGGCTACCTTGTGCTATGGGAGCCGACCTCTCACAGGGTGATGACTTCTGTGCCTTCACTTTCCTGTTTCCTAAACCTAATGGAGAGTTCGGAGTAAAGACCCGAAGCTACATTACTGAGAACACGCTCATGAAACTTCCTGGCGCTATGCGAGCGAAGTATCAGGAGTTCCGTGAAGAGAAAACTCTCCACGTTCTCAACGGTACAGTTCTTGACATGATCGAAGTCTACGAGGATCTCGATGACCACATCCAAGAGAACGCCTACGATGTTCGCGCCTTCGGGTATGACCCTTACAATGCTACCGAGTTCGTTGCCCGTTGGGCAGCTGAGAATGGTGACTATGGAATCGTCAAAGTCATCCAGGGCGCGAGGACCGAATCAGTACCTCTCGGTGAGCTGAAGAAGCTTTCCGAAGATGAGATGCTGCTCTTCGACCAGGCTCTGATGTCATTTGCCATGGGTAACGCGATCACAATCGAAGACACCAATGGTAACCGAAAGCTTCTTAAGAAGCGGCAGGATCAGAAGATTGATAATGTCGCGGCCATGATGGACGCATACGTCGCATACAAGGCCACTAAGGAGGCATTCGAATGACCAATGAAATAGATGATTTTCTTATGCACTACGGTGTTAAAGGAATGAAGTGGGGGCGTCGTAAAGAGCGTCCTGAAGGAGAAACTCGTTTTACTCCTGAACAGAAAGCTAAATTCAAGAAAGCTGCCGTTATCATTGGTACCGCAGCTGTTGTTGGAGCAGTAGCAGTAGGTACCGCTTACGTAGCTAAAAACTCAGGCTCTAAAGTGCCTCAGAACATCGACAAAGAATCTTCTGAAAAACTGGTTAAGGAAACTCTCGATAGT